AAGGCATTAAGAGGATTAAATGTTCTAGATCCTATTGGGCTTGCTGAAGAAGTTTCTAGGGGGGTTTCTGCTGCTGCAAGAGGAACTGGTGCTGTTTCTAGACTTGTTGCTGGTAGTGCTGCTAGAACAGCAGCATTTTTAGGTGGACCAATTGGTATTGCTGCTACTATAGTAGTTGAAACAACCCGAGGAACTGGGGGTGAAAGTTTACAAACACCTTCTGGGGTAACTTTATACGCGGCTTCAGATAGATATAAAGCAATGCCCATAGTACAAAACATTGCACAGTTCTTACAGCTAGTTTATCGTGGTGGTGGTAGTGAACTAAAGAAGATAATGGATTTAAGAGTAGCTATAACAGAAAGCTCAAGAAGTAATCCTAGGGGATTTGATGAAGCACTCTTATATGTTTTCGGTAAACCAAATGCAGATGGTGTACTTGAAATTGATAATACAGGTAAAGATGGTATTGCCCAGTTCTTAGCTCTATTGAATATGTCAAATACTGACTTTGGTATGTTTTTAAAAGAATATTATGGTAATCTAAGAGAAAATTTCCCAGAAATATCAGAGATTAATGCTTCATTTGCTAGAAAAATGAAGGCGATGTCAGCGAATGGTACACAGGTAGTTCCAACATATGCGCAAGAACAAGCAAGGCAAGATAGAGATGCTCGATTAGCACAAGCTTTAAGAGGTACAGGATTATCTGTTGATGTTGCAAAAACAATGATACCAACTGCTACAGCAATGGAACAACTTCGTGCATTTGATTTCGGTGGTGCAAATGGTGGTGTACAGGTGAATAATGTTGATAACTCTGTAATAAATCAACAGACACAAAATATGGGATTAGCTACTAATACATCTACACCTGCTGTTGATACTATGATGGGTGGTATATCATTAAGTAGATATGCTAGTAGAGCTGGAGCATTTGGCTACTAAAAGAAAAGGGAGACCGAAGTCTCCCAATCCCCGATTACCGAAGTAATCTCTCCTTATGTTATACTAACCTTTGTTCGAGTCTTACTCTGCAACAGGTCGTTAGCTAACCTTAACCATCTGCTGCCAACTTAGCAAAGTATGACATAGTATCATCTTCATCTTCTTTTTCATTAGATTCAGAAACACTATTATATAACTCTGTGATACTCTGAGCTGGCATTTCACGTGGTGCTGGAGCTGGTGCTTCATTACCAAGTGAAACTTCTTCCCGTACACTCATTGGTGATACAGTACCAAGTACATTCTCAAGCTTTGTCTTTAACTCTGTGTAAGACTTGTACTTATTAGTATTCGTAAATTCATCTGCAAGATCATGCATCGAATTGTAAATACCTTCAAGATATGTATCATCTTCAGATAATGCTGTTGGGGAATCAAACTCTGACTTATCATAGTTTACCCAACCATCTACCTTACGAATCTTAATCTTAAAGTTAGCACCTGCCCAGAAATCAAATGGATTCATAGGTGTTTCATCTGCATATTGTGGTTGCATAGCATCCATGACCTTATCGAAGATCTTTTTACCATACTGATACATGAAGACTTTACCTTCATTTTCAGGATTAGCTGGGTCTGAAACTACTAGAACATTTGATACATAATGAAGACGACGTTTTTGTACACGTGCTGTTTCCTTATCTGCATCAATACCTGAATTCCAGAGTTTAGAGTTCAGTTCACCAACTGGATCATCCTGACCAATCGAAGTAAGAGAACGTTCGATATACCATTTACCAGTTGGACCTTTGAACCCATGATCCCAATAACGAACCCAAGGAAGATCCTGACCTTCTGCTGCTGGTAAGAATCGAATAACGGCATAACCATTACCCATCTTATCAACGGTAGGTTTCCACATACGTTCATCTTTGTAGGAATTTTGTTCTCCACCACCAACAGCTTGTGCTGCGTTTACTAATTTATCGATGGAGGCTGATTTACGTTTTAGTTCTGCGAATGACATTTTGTTTTCCTTATATTGCTGAAATATTACTGAATTATTATAACACATATTTATGCGTTTGTATACCCCTATTTAGGGATAATTGTTATTTCCTTGACACGATGTGGTTGTTCAAGGATCCAATCAATAACTGATACACAGTATTCAATTGACATTTTATTTTCTTTAACATGTTCTACTCTTGGGCTATCAAAATAACCAAATCGTACAATTGTTGTATCAACACCATTATAGAATAATTGTTCGTTTGCCTTATCAAGAGCAGATTTCTGTATAGCATATATATGTGGTTTTCTTTTTATACCATCACCTGAATTTGAACCAATATTAATAATTCGTTTCTTCATCTCTGCTGCACGATATAATAAATCAACTTGTTCAAATCCGTCATGTTTACAGTTAATAAAAATATCACATTCTTCAAGACTGGAAACACAATTATATCTTCTTAATAGATGTTGACCTAGTCCTCTACGAGTACCAGTTATATAAAACTTATCCAAAGTCTAATACTGCTTTCTTTGGTAATAAGTTTAATTCCATTGCTTCTACTTCAAGCTTTGATTGAAGTGGTGCACCAACAAATTTCTTTACATCTTCTGGATCAATATTATTCTTATCACAAATATCAAGCATAGCATCCATATAACTCATATTGTTATCACGTACTGCTTTCTCAACTAACTTAGTGAACTCTGCTCTGTTTAAAAAATCACTCATTTATCTAGTACTCTCAATAAGATTGTATCTTTGTTTATTCGTCCGTTCGGTTTTACAGTCTTTGTTGTTAACTCTTTCCAGAACTTATCAATCTGATTCGGAGTCTTAGTTTGGAATGTACTAAGCATCTCTTCTGGTTTACGTAACCGAATTGCGCGAGAGTTAACTGGATCAAAGTTCTTAATAGTTGTACCAGAGATCTCAAAACCAGTTGCTGACTCTGTAATAAACTCTGTGATAATACGTTCTTTAATATGGAACGTATATAATCTTCTACTACCAACAATTAACATAGGATCTATAGATGTTAACTTGAACTCTGCAGAATCCTTTGCATAACTTACCTTAGCAACTTGTTTATCTGCAGACTTAACACGTGGCTTAGAAGGTTTACGTACTGCTTTCTTACTAAGAATATATTTCTCTACATCAGAAATAATACCTTCAAAGAATGATAGGTATTTCTTACGTGTAGGAACAGTAAGATGACTATAAGCTTCAACTAAGTCTTCTGGTTTATCATTAACTAATTCATATATCTCGTCACGTTGTGGTTTATAGAATTCAAATACTGCCTTTGCACTAAACCCATTTAGATCAGCTAACTGCATTTCCTTATACATATTAAAGTCTTTTACATTCTGCCAATCATCAATAATTTCTTCTATACTACCAATAAACTCTGATGTAATCCTCTTAACACGTTCCATTGGTGATATAACTGGTTTGTTTTCAGTATTTGTATCACTATCATTTTTCTGAGATAACTTATCAATTGCTGTCTTACGTACATTTTCTATATACAAATTAACAGAATTTTCGTGATTCCACTTAGGTGGAAACTCTTTACCTAGTCCTGCCCAAGCAATAGATGCTGCTGGTCCGTACTTTGTTGTGTACATATAATCAGGTGCAGAGAGTAATAACTTTCTTTCTTCACCTTCATAACTGGATCTAATATAGTTACGAAGAACACCTGCTACATCCTTACGATCCATATCCATACGGAAATAGGATGCAAAGGCTTCCCAATCATGATCAGGAGCTGCACCTATACCAGTTCTAGGTTTACGTGGGAGTGGAGCTTTCTTACGACGTTTCGTCGTCTGTCGACGTACAGTTCCAGCCATTTGGTTTCCTTTCATCACGAATACGTACTAATTCAGTTTCACCTTCAGCATTAACATATGATCGAAGATATCCTTCTTCAATAAGATGCTCTACTGTTGCAACAATTAAAGCGTTACGACTAAGCATCCCCCAATTTTTGCCAATCATAAATGTACAAAAGCAAAGACCAGCCACGATAAGATATAGTGGTTCGATAAGCATGTTTTTACCTTTCTGGATTATACTATACTATTTATCAAGGAATGTAAATCCCCTAAAAGAAACTTTTTACTTTATCGATCTTAAATGAACGCCAGCCTTCATTCTCAATATCATATACACGAATAACTTCTTGACTAAAGTCAGCAGCAATATTATTCTTTGCTTTCTTTTCACCAGGAATACGATCTTCCATTAGTGTACATTTCATAGTACGTTCTGTACCATCTATTTTTTCAAATACGACTACACAAATACCTTCATGTAATTCTTTTAACATTTCTTCACGTGTCATAATCATGACCGATCTCCTCTATCATTATAAATGTCGCCCGCGAGGGCACGAATATCATCAAGACGATAATCCACCTCGACCTTTGTTTTATTTAGATGCTCTTTCTCGAGCAGGACTGCTTTATCTAACATGACTTGGATCTTAGCAACAAGTTGTTCTATTGAATGATACATCATCTACCTTCCTTCAAAATCCGAATACGTTGTTTTAACCACATATAAACTTCTTCATTTTCAGCAACCAAATTAAGAGCTTCTAATCTCTCTAGCTCATCTTGAAGAACAGAAATTTTTATTAAGGAAATACTATCAGGAGTATATTTCATTAATTCCAACCTTCTACTGATTCATAATCTGATTGTGCACGAGCACGATCACCATAATGTTCATTAACATACTTTGGAGCATCTGTATAATGAATTTCAGACTCACCATCATATTTGTCGGTGAGGTTAACACGAACAGGAGCTTCGTATTCATCTTCTACATAACTACGAACCTTTTGACCTTTAGCAACAATATTTGCGATACGATTTTTACGATCAGCGATTTCTTTGATAAGAGCAAGACGTTCAGATTGTGTATAAGCTGTTTTCATAATATAGAGTCTCCTAATTGTTATATGAATATTCTACCATATTTTATTTAATTTGTAAATGCCCCATAGTGTCACGCCTGTGTCATAAAGAAATGTTTAACACCTTCTTCCCAAAGGGTAATAGCATCGTTCCAATTTTCGAAGCCATATTCATCAGCAAAGTCGATTGAAGAAGAGGTAGCGACTGAACCTTCGAAGCCATACTCTTTAAGCGTCCAGCTAATATCTTTAGCTGTTGATGCTGTTGCAACCAATTCATTGTTTGCGAACATTTCAATTGAACCATTATCTGCTGCGATGAAGTCGATAGCCATTTTAGAATCTCCTGTTTCTTTGTTTACCTTACTAATATAAGTGTTTTCATCTAAAAAGTAAATCCCCCGTCCCCCATTTTTTCTGAAAAAAGTTTCTAATGAAAACAATGACTTATCATTTTTTTTCATTTTTTTCATAAATAGACGTGAGAGAGGTAGGAAATATGTTAGATCCAGTGTCCGCATTAGCGACCGCTAGTGCAGCATTTAATGTAATTAAAAAAGGCTTCGAAGTAGGTCGTGACATTGAACAAATGGCTGGGGATTTAGGTAGATGGATGGGTGCTATGTCAGACTTGACAGAGGCAGAGCGTCTTTCAAAGAATCCCCCAATATTTAAGAAACTGTTTGCTGGTAAGTCTGTAGAGCAAGAAGCGATGGAGATATTCGCGGCAAAGAAAAAAGCTGAACAGATGAGGGATGAACTCAAGCAATATATTCAATGGTCACTTGGAACGAGAGCTTGGGACGAACTTATTCGAATGGAAGGTCAGATCCGTAAAGAGAGACAAGAGACTCTCTATCGTCAAGCAGAAAGAAGACAAAAATTTGTTGAGTGGTTGGTAATTGGTGTAGCTGTCTTAATAGGGGCCAGCTTGCTAGCGCTAGCAGCTTGGGTACTTAAAGGATGATACACGTCTTTTTATTGATGGTGTTTCTTGGAGACGGTAAACAACCAATCAGTAATGATATGTATTTTTATAGTATAGATCGGTGTAACTACTTTGCTTCTCGTGTAGTCACAAGGTATGGTAATTATAAAGATATGGATTTGATTCCATTAGAACACAGAGCAACAGCATATTGCAAACCAGTTTATACGAATCCGTCAGCAAGAGGTATTAAGGTTTATGATTAAGTTGAAGATTGCTCAAATGAGAGAACAGTTTGGTTTACCAGAATACGATGGTAATCTTGACAAGTTGCGCTTGAATATAATGTCAATTAAAAGTAGATTAGGATTTAATTATAATCCTGTAGTCGAAAAGGTACCAGAACCAGAACCAGAGCCTGAACCAGTTAATACTGTACCAGATAAGATTGATAAAATAAAAGATTCGTTAAGACCAAGAAAGAAAATGAAAGTGTCATTTAAATGACACTCTTACCTGTCAGATTATTAGGCCCGTCAGGTTTTTGACAATAAGGGTAAAGAAATATAAATAAAATGGAAAAGGATAAAAGATGTTTAGAGTTTTAGTTGCTAGTGCAATTATGTCTATTTTTATTAGTAGTGTATATGCTGAACCGATTGTCACTGAATCGACAACTGATAGCACTATTACAACAAATGGTAGTATGGAAACAACTATAAAGTCTCCACCACCATCTGCGATATCACCACAACTTGGTGCAAATAGTAATAGTGATTTATGTACAATTGGTGTTGCTGGTGCAGTACAAACACAGATATTAGGTATATCTGCTGGTACTACATTTACTGAGGATAACTGTTTAAGACTAAAGAATGCTAAGACTCTATATGATATGGGAATGAAAGTGGCAGCAGTTTCTGTTATGTGTCAAGATGATAACGTATTTGATGCTATGATGATGGCTGGTACACCTTGCCCGTACGAGGGTATGATTGGTGAAGCAGCAAAGATTGGATGGGAATCACATAAAGAAACACAGAAAGAAAAACATGGAGCAGAAAATAAATCAAATGTTAAGGACACTGCCACTTATGGCGGCCTTGGTATTCTGGCCTTCTTACTCTTCCTGTAATGATTTAGCACCTTATCATGGGACGACAGGTAATGCTGCGTCAGCTGGTAATTCTTGGAACATGCAGAACGTTCTTCCGACTCCACCTGGACTAGACATTAATGGTGTGATTTATAATTACACTATTCAAAAAGAAGTAAACGATTCGGTAGATGTTCATGTTCAAAATGAAAATGCTGCCGGCACCGGATATATTTTCAGAGAAACAGATCAATGGCAACCAGGATCTTTGGGTGGAACAGAGATCAGAAAAGTTGTGCCAGTTGTTCCTGGTCTGAGTAGAGAGTTATGGGGAAATGGTTCTATCGAAGTTGAAGGACCTGGTTCAGTCGAAGATCCAAACGTGGTTTATATGTACAAAGTAGATCCGTGTTACGATCCACAATTTAATCCTGGTTGTCCTGGTTATGTGCCAGATTTACCAGACCCTGTTAATCTTGATGAATTTATTACAATGATGAATAACACAGTTGAATTAGTTAATAACGAAACAGACTTAGACGTATATGATGATGAAGAAGAATCTTCTGAAGAAGATGAAGAGGATGAGGAAAGAGAAAAGATGAGATTAGAAGCAGCACTTGCTGCTGTTGATAATTCTGAAATGTTTGCTAATGCTTTTGCT